CGATGGCCGGACCTCGATGCTTCAGAGATCCGGCCATCGATTGTTTCAGAGCGAGTCGACGAATCGATTCCAGTCGGACTCTTGTCGATCCTCGATCGCTTCCTGCTGTCTCTCTGCTCGGGCTTCTTCGGCTGCTTCGTCTTCTTCTTCTCGGAGCCGATCGACGCACATCTCGATCTGGGTGTCCGATGGATCATCGATGCCTTCGTCGGAGAGGCGCTCCTGCGCTTCTTCCCAGAGGCGCTCTTGGCGGCGCTCCTCATCCTCGGGGTCTTGCCACCAGCGAGTCATCGCTTCTCCTCGATGTCGTCCTCGAAGTTGTTGCGCTCGAATCGGGAGAGGTTCTCATCGCTGAGAAGTTCTCGCCAGACTGAAGGTCGCAGAGCCTCGATGAGCGCTCCGATGACGATGAGAGCGACCGCTGCTACGAAGATGATTCCGATGATCTGGAGCATCACGCGAACTCCATTCCTCGACGGAGACCACAGGCTCGATGGACGACGAGAGATCCGACCTCGTCGACATTCTCCTCATGGAACATCTCGGCTTCTGGGATCCGATGCTCGAACTCGATTCCGCAGAGTTCGCAGACTCCGTCGTCTGGGGACCAATGCTTCTTCGTTGGTGCGGTCATGCTTGCTTTCCTTTCTGGGGGATGGATTCTCCGGAGAGATCTGATGCTCGAAGCGCTGCGAGGGAGCGCACATGATCGGCGCAAGGCTCGCAGAACATCTCGGGACATGAAGCCCATGACTTCGCAAGAGGGAGCGAATCATGAGAGCAGATGAATCCGTGATCGTCACAGAGCGTCTGCCAGCGACCTCCTTCGACATCGAGGCCGGCTGCTTGCCCGTCGAGGATGAGGATGAGCGCATCGGATGAGCGGGCGAACGATGCTGCTCGATAGCCGGCGAGGGTCTTCGCTTGCTCCCTGCGCTCGCTCTTTGAGCGGATCGAGATTGCCGCTTCTCGGCTCATGATCGGACCTCATCGAGACCAGCGTCGAACTCTGCGAGTTCCTTCGCATAGGCGAGAGTCCCTGCGGACTCGATGTTGCTGAGTTCGAGAGAGTTCGAACCGAAGTCTCGGATCATCGTCCAGCGGGAGACGATCCATGATCCCGGCTCATCGGAGGAGATGACGTATGCGCCTTCGACCTCATTGCCGGTCTCGTACCAGCCGGCTCGGATGCGGGTGAAGCGAAGAGCGCTCATGCTGCGTCCTCTTCTTCGCGAAGGAGATCGACGCACATCTCGATCTGGGTATCGGTCGGGTCATCGATGCCTTCATCCCAGAGGCGCTCTTCGGCTTCGAGCCAGAGGCGCTCTTCTCGCTGCTTGTCTTCTTCTGATCCGATGATGTGATTCATGGCTGATCTCCTTCGATCGCTAGGGGCGGGAGGAACCCGCTGAGGTCCATCTTGCCAGATGCCCTACCCCCGGTCAAGTACCCCGGGAGGAGGAGCATCAGATCTCTCGATCCCGGCTCTGAGCATCCCGGATCTCCCGCTCCAAACGCTCCCAGTAGAAACGCTCCAGATGACGAAGGAACTCAGGATCCTCCGATCCCCCGAGAATCTCAGGAGGATCGCTCTCAGAGGCTCTCAGAGGGGTCTCATCGGCGCTCATCGAGGAGCATCCCGGAACGCTTCCGGACAGGAGCAGGCATCTCGGATCTCGGAGATCCGATCGAGAGGATCCATCAGCCCGACGCTCAGGGAGCAACACGGGAGGATCCCATCGATCGGAGGGAGATGAGTCGAGAAGACCTCGACCTCATCAGCCGGGAGCCGGTAGCGCCGTCCCCCGATCACGATCGTCGCGATCCTCGATCGTCGAGAGATGTGCTGGAGCCGCCCGATCCTTCCATCCGAGAGAAGGACTTCTCGCTGCTCTTTCGCATCAGAGAAAGAGATCATGATCTCTCCTGAAACGAAGCGGGCTGATCGAGGATCTGCGAGATGTGCGCTCGATACGCTCCTCGGGCTTCCTCTGGATTCCTTCCAGTTCCTTCCCAACCGCAAGAGCAGAAGACCTCGCAGAATAGGAAGCGGGCTTCTGAGCCGGTGATCTGGATTCGATCGCAAGAATGGTCGTCGTAGCGGAGACTGCTAATCCCGATCACAGGAGAGCCTCGATCCGGATCGCCATGTCGAACAGATCGAGGAGATCTTCAGCGACCTCGATGCGCTCATCGAGGTACGCGTTCCAGCGGATCTCTTCATCGGTCAGAGAATGTTCTGAGTCATCGACGATGTCGGCTCGGTAGTCGGAGATGGAAGCCGAGAGCGACTGAATGAGGATCGAGCGCTGCTGCTCATCGAGGATCGAGATGTCGAATGATTCGGTGGTGGTCATGATTGATTCCTTCTGTCTTGAGTGATGGGGGAGAAGATGCTGCTCCCCCGATCCCGGGCGGGTGAGATCGAGGGAGCAGCGCATCCGAGAGCGGAGCATCTCTGGGGGAGAGATGCTCGACGCTCCCGGAGGATTAGGCGAGGACTGCGACCGCTGAGATCGGCTGAGCCTTGCGGGTGATGGTCGCCTTCACTCGACCATTTGTCTTCGCTTCTTCATCGAGACCCGCACGAGTGACGTATGCGATCTCGATGTTCTTCGGGCCGATAGCGGTGACGATTCCGAAGCGCATCGATCCTCGGGAGAAGAGCGCAGCGACATCGCCGACCTGAGGCATCCGAGAGGAAGCGGGACGAGTCTCGAACTGCGCTCCAGCGAGGCCGGCGAGTTCCGAGCGGATTGCTTCGTCTTCGAGGTGACGATCGATCGCCTTCTTCGCTGCTGCGATTGCCTTTGCGACTCGCTTCGGATCCGGAAGATCGCTGATGCTCTTTGCTCCCGATTCCATGCGAGTCCCTGAGAGCGGAGATGCGTACCAGCGAATGCTCGTGTAGAGATGATCGTCCCGACGCTCATCGATGTAGACGTGTTCGGCAGAATAGAAGGAGATCCGAATCTCGAATCCCTTGTACTGCTCGCTTTCGACGCATCCTTTGACGCTCGTAACCGTGCCGTATCCGTGATCTTCGATTGTCTTGGTGAGTTCTGCTGCTGCGTTCATGGCGCTCTCCTGAGTGCTAGGTGATGGGGCGATTCCCCATGCGGAAGATCTTAGGGCAGCGCCTAACCCCGGGCAAGTACCCTCGAAACATCAAGGGAGATAAGGGATGCCCCGATCCCGAGAATGATGATGACCCTCCGAAGCACCTCCCCCGAAGGCTCCAGAGGGTCATCGACCCGGCTCTCGATTGCTCCTTCTCAGGAAGCAGCGAGGCTCGACTTCAGATGCTGATCGACGCGCTCAGAGATGCTCACGCTGATTCCTCTGAAGGTAGATCGACAAGAACTCTCTGACCAGATCCACCCATCGAGTAGCCGCGGATCTTTCCTTGCTTGACAAGATTCCACGCCCACGGCTCCCAGACGACTCCCATGAAGATGGTGTTCTCTGGGAACTCATGCTCGACAACTGATCCTGTCTCGACATCGAGCATCGGAACTCTGACCGCATAGGGCCAAGCCAGCGCTTCGACCCATTCGCCAGCAACGACTTCGACATTGTGCTGAAGACGGATCTGGCGATCGCCAGAGCGGACATAGTCCCAGAGCGCAGTCTGGAGTTCTTCAGCGTCTGTCCATTCGCCATGCGCGTCATACGCGTCCGGGACATACCAAGGTCCGAGCGTGAAGCGACGATCGTCAGCCTTCGAGAAGATCGAAGGGATCGCTTCGGGCTTCTTCTTCTGGCGACCACCGGATCCCATCGGGACATCGACATGGACTTCGCTGACAGATGGGTTGCCCTTCTCCATGCTGTCGAGGATTCCTCTTGTCCAAGAGATCGCAGGATCTCCTCCCCACGCAGCCCACGCGACTCGACCGGGAGATGGGAATCCGGGTTCGCCCGGAGACCATCCTTCTCCCTGCTTGTCTGCTTCATGGCGAGCGAGGTACGAGGCGATGCGCTTGATCGTGTCGAGCGAGACAGGATTGCCTGCTGCGAGGTCTGCTGCTCGACGACGACCGGTCGCTGTGAAGCCGGAGCCGGCGTGACCTTCTTCGATCCACCGCTCCGCTTTCGCTGCTTCCGCTTTCACTCCATCGGGAGGAGCAAAGGTGTCAGCCTTCGAGAACTGCTCGATCTGCGCGAGACGCTGCTGCGCTTCTTCCTCGGTGGCATAGCAACCGAAGGAGCGGGATCCATCCGCAGAGGTCACGCAGAACTCTCCGTCTTGCTCCACGATCTCCTTCGAGATCGGAACAGACTTTCGGAGCGAGTCCGGGATCACCCACAACTTACAGAGCGCAGTCGGAGCGATCATGCCTTCGACCCAGCAGCACGCTTCCTCTTCCGGGTAATAGGCGACGCAGTTCAGACAGGCGATCCCTTCATCGAGGAAGGGGTTCTCCTCTAAGTAATGCGCTTCGCTCTGGGGCCACCAGCCGAGCGTCTCGGCGATCATGTCGTGAGCCTGAGCAAGAGTCGCAGAGCGGAGGGTGAGTTCGCCGACATCGAGCATCGCTTCGTTCGGATCCGGATCAACCCACTCGTGTCCATCTTTGAGGGTGACCCCGGCGCAGAGGAGTCCTTCTTCGGGCTGCGCTCCTCCGCAGATTCGACAGCGGATCGATCCCTTGCGAGTTGCCCAGATCGCTCGCTGGAAGTCGTGAGGCTGGCGAGCAGCAGCGCGCTTCCTGTTGCGGGAGATGATTGCGTTCTCGACCTCGAAGGAGATCGACTTCCCGAAGACGGAGCGCAAGCGATCGAGGAGTCCGGAGAGTCCACCAGAGGGAGCATCCTCGTAGTAGTCCTTGTCGCTTTCGTAGCCGTAGCCGGCTTCAACATCCTCGGGATCTTCTTCAGGCTCCCCGAACTGGATCTCGATCTCAGCGCCAGCGGGAACCATGATGATCCTCCACCCATCCTCTGAGAGAACAGATGCGACATCGACTGTGGTCGCGCCGATCTCCAGCATCGCTTCGACTTTCGCTGCGAGATCTGCGGGCATTCCGTCGACGCTCATAAGAGCAGCAAGCGAAACGCCGCGGATGATCTCGCTGATCTCCGGATCGTTCATGAGTAAGCCTCCGGGCTGGAGTGTAGTCCGCTCGCCTTGCTCATTCTTCAGAAGGGAAAGCGGCTCCGCTTATCGCTCGCGAGTTTCCTGAGGAGGACCAAACTCGCCCGGGACGATGACTGCTGAGCAGCGACAGGAAGGATGAGCGGGTGGCATCAGATCGCCGCTCTCGAACTCATCTTCGAGCGCAACGAGTTCGGTGTCGTATTCCTCGCACTCGGGACAAGCGTCTGCTTCTGCGACCCACTCTTTCATCGCAGTCGCCGGATCGATGAGACCCTTGTCCGCAGCCTGAAGCCATGAGATGTAGCGACCTTGATTCGATGCGGAGACGATCTCGGTGCGAGCGATGTTGTTCGCTCTGGCTTTCACTAATCGCTTCGAGTACTTATCTGCGAGCCTCTGCGCTTTCTCTCTTGCGTCCGGGAGGCTCATTCCTTGCTCTTGGAACAATCTGAGATTGGTCTCGAACTGGCGCTCGACTGCGTTCGCCCATCGAGGGAACAGACCAATCTGGCGAGCGAGTTGTTGCTCGACCTGACGACCATCGAACCCTTGAATGAAAGCGTTCGTGACTGCTTCCCGGACTTGCTGCTGAATCACCTGAGAGGTCTGAACAACGAGTTCCCCTGATCGAGCAGCAGCCCACGCTGTCGCTCTCACATCAGTCGTGTCGAAAGCGATCGAACCGATCACTCCTCGCAAAGACTGAAGTTCAGCGGTCCCGGTCTGGCGCAACTGCTGGAGCATCTCGATCCGGGTCTCAGACATTCGAGTTCCGAATGTCCCCCAGTTGTAGGACTGAATCGCAACGCCGATGTTTCCTGTAGCGATCGCTTGCTGAAGAGCGACGGAATCGGCTGTCGCAGAGAGTTCGGAGATGGACGAGATGATCTTGTTCGACATCCTCCGCTCGTTCGCTGTGAGGCGCTCAGTCCCAACGGGACGAACAAGTCGAGCAGGACGCGGAGGAGCAGCCTTTCCGAAGCGGATGAACTCGCTCACGAAGCAGCGCCTTCCGGACCTCCGAGGCCGGGGATGTTCGACGGAAGCGGAGAGAGATGATCGGACGGAGGAAGCCCTGCGAGATCCCGAAGCCAGTCTTCGAGACCTTCGTCCGGGATGATTGCTCCAGCAGACGAGACCTTCTGAACGAAGTCGGCGATCACGGTGAGATCGACTGCGCCGATGTCTCCGTAGGTCAGGTGAGGACAGCGAGCGGTGTCCATGCCGTTGAGTTTGAGCAGACGCGGGATCGCGTGATCGTTGAAGACATCGGCGATCGAGCGCGCCCACGCATCGATCGCCGTTGCGAAGAGATCGACCTTCGACGCTCCGAGAGCGAAAGATCCGACCCCTTCGTGACCGAGGAGAATGAAGTCAGAGAGGGTGGTCATCGCGATTCGCTGGTCGTAGCGGGAGATGATCTTGTCGGTGTCGAACTGGCGCTGACCTCCAGAGGAGAGCAGTTCGAGCCGGAACATCTCCTTTCCTTGCTCGTCATAAGCGAGAGGGAAGACAACGCCTTCTTGCTCGTTGCGCTTGATTCCTTGAACGATGTCGGTGATCGCTGAGAGAGCCGCCTTCTGCGCTGCTGTCGCGTTTGCTGCGAGCAACTGGGGAGGGACATACGCGATGGGGAGACCAGCGAGATCTCGCTCGATGCCTACCGCCTCGAACTCTTCGATGCGCCTCTTGTAATACCAAGGACGGAATGAGTTGCGGAGGATCGAGCGGCCTTCTGGGTTCGCCTTTGCGACTGTTGTGCGGAAGAGCAGAGCCTTCTCCATCGGGATTGTCGCTTGCTTGCCGGTCGACGGATCCCATTGAACCATCGCGTCGAGGGAGCCATCGGGACCGAACACCCATTGCCAGCGAGTCTCTTGCGCTCGATAGGCGATCTTTCGCCAGCCGATCTTCCCATCCGAGAAGCGGGACTTCTTTGTCGGATCGCTCTGATCGAGACCGAGCCGGCGCTTGTAGACAAGTTCGTGAAAGGAGAAGCCGAACGGGAGCATCGTGAGGATCCCCTGAAGCAGCGAAGACCATGATTCGTTGAGATCGTTGCGACAAGAATCGACGAACTCAGCGACTGCTCGATCCTCATCTGTTGGATCTTCTCCGACATCAGAGAAGGGATCGACTCTCCACTCGACCTTCATGATGAGTTTCTCGATGGCGAAGAGCAGAGCGCCGACGATCGGATCGTTGTCGCTCATCTCTCGCCATGCGTTCACCGCGTTTGTTCCGCGCAGCGCTGAGAGTTGATCGTCGATGACGAAGCCCCCGACGCGTCGGAGACCGGTAGTTCCTAGTTCTTGGTAATCATCGGCCATCAGCCGGTCCTCCGAGCGTCGATCTGGCGAGATGCTTGCTCTAGGGTAGTCCCTCGCTCGACTGCGTTCATGATCTTGTTGCGCTCGTCTCGGGTATGGCCTCCCCAGACTCCGAAGGGTTCGTCGAGATGCTCAGTCAGGCATCGAGTCCGAACGAGACATTCTCGACAGAACGCGCGCGCTTCTTGCGATTGCTCTCGAAGAAAGAACTTCGAGACGGGCATCTGTTCGAGCCGGCATCGAGCGCCGACCCACCATCCGGGAGCAGCGACGAACGGGAGCCTCACTCCTCGAACCCTTGGTCTCCGATTCCCTGCTCGATGATGAGGTGAGCGATGAGACGGAGCGCATCGTATTCGGCGAAGCCTCCATCGGTGAGAGCAAGGTAGACCTCGTGGAGCGCGACGGCTGCTTGCGTGAGAGGAGGGAGATCGCACTCTTCCTCGATCTCATCG